CTGGGATTGCTTAAATTGAAAATTGATGATGCAGAATGGAAACAGGCCATGAAAGCCATCAGCGACAGCATCTGCGTGAGCGCGTCCAAAAGCTACCTGCGCTTTTATCAGCGCGTCGGCGATGAAGGCAAGTATGAGCAAATCGCCTTGGATATGGGGGGTTTGATATGAGCAACGCCCAGCCAAACACCGAACTGACCCGCGCCCAAATCATCAAAAAATATAATTTGGTCGGCTATCGAATAGTCAGGATCATTGAAGACCCGACCCAAGGCTTCCCACCCTCGCGGCGGGGAAAAAACAATGCGGGCGTAGGCAGGTGCGACTATTTCAATGCCGAAGCTGTTGACAATTGGTTTAAATTACAAGAAAAAAAGCTTAATAAATCCAATTATGGACTCGACAACACCGCCGCGCTGGCGTTCATCACCAAAAACCCCGCGCCCCACGCCGCCATCGACAAAGCCATCAACCGCAACGCCCCGCGTGTGCGGCTGTATGTGTGCGCTATTTAAGCGAGGCCATGATGAACAAAGCCCAATTTATCCAGCACCTCATTATCCGCGCGTGTCCGGAGGCGGATAAAACCCAGTCCGCCATTGCCCACGGCGAATGGCTGTGGGATGCCTTGACCCAAGCCGGTTATGGCGACAAAAAACCGGCAGAGCCGCGTGAGTTAAAACACGATGCGTACACCCAACTGAGTCCAGCCCAAAAAGCCAGTTTTGATAAGTTTTGGGTTACGTTTAATTACAAGGTAGGTAAATCACGCGCCGCGTTACGCTGGGCGCAACTGGGCGAATTGTCAGTGGCTGAGTACAAAAAAATCATTGCCGCCGCCAAGCAAGAAGCCCAGCGCGATTTTAAGGGCCAAGCCCGCAAACACGCCGAGGGCTGGCTCAGTGAACGCCGCTGGCAAGACTATGAGGATCTGGCCGCGCAACCCGACAACCGCGAGTTTATGCGGGTTAACAGCGAGCTGGTCGGCATTAAACAACTGTATGCCAGCACCAAAGACCCTGCACTGGAAGCGACGATTAAAAAACTCGAAGACCGGCTCAGGGCGTTGCGTCTGTTAATGTATAACAATGATGATGAACGAAAACAGGCCAAAAATGAGGGAGGCTATAATGCCGAAAGCCGTTGACATCATTGACTTGTTGCCTGATAGCGTCGCCGATTTAGTGGGCGTTATAGGCTGGGAACATGCCCTTACCCTGGTTGAAAACCACGGCGGTACGCCGGTGTGGGTACCGACCAAAGCCAGTGCTGGGCATTGGCTGGCGGATGAAATCGGTATGGCCGCTTTTACACAGCTCTGCGCCCATTACAAATATAGCCGTCTGGACTTGCCCCGTTGCACGGCACTGTTAAAATCCGTCCGCAACCAGAGCATTATCAGCGAATTTAACGGCGGGGCCACTAATAGCCAACTCGCCCGCAAATACAAGACCACCGAACGGCATATACGCAGGATCAGGCAGTTGGCGATAGGCCAGCAGCCACCGGACAACCTTGACCTATTTAATGATTTTTTAACAATATGACTGAGGAATTAATGATGAATGTTGGCAGTTGTTGTGGGGACACCGGCTAAGATAAGCCTCACTGAACATTTTATCAATTTTATACTGTGGGCATTCATTGAGTGTCCATATTATAAAAAATGTGCTTATACTTAACCCTTTGCGTATTAAAGAGAGGGTTATATGAAAATAAAATTGATGATGATGATGGTGTTGCTGTTGCCGATGGGCGTTATGGCGGCGGAATGGTCGGGCAAAGTCATCGTCGTGGCCGATGGCGACACCCTCACGGTATTAAACGGGCAAAACAAAACTGTAAAAATCAGGATGGCTGAAATTGATGCCCCTGAAAAAAGCCAAGATTTTGGGCAAAAATCTAAGCAATCCTTGTCGGATTTGTGTTTTGGCAAGACCGCCAAAGTCGATGATAAAGGGACGGACAGATATAAGCGCACACTTGGACGGGTTTATTGTGAGGGCGTTGATGCCAATGCCACCCAAGTGAAGTGGGCATACCGCCAATACCTTACCGATCCGGCCATAGGCGATTTGGAACAGGAGGCAAAAGCGCAAAAAATCGGATTATGGGCAGACCCTAAGCCTATGCCACCTTGGGAATATAGGCATGGTGTAAAGGGGTCAACCGCACCCGCCGCACCCGCCACATCCGCCACATCCGCAATGGACAATGCAAATGGCAGTTACTACACCGGGCCGCGTGGCGGTTGCTATGCGCTTACGGCAAGCGGCAAAAAGCGGTACGTTGCCCATTCTTTTTGTAGTCATTGATTAGGAGCAATTATGAAAATTAAAACCCTTATAGCATTCATCTGCATACAAACGGCAGGGTGTGCATCATTAATGTTTTCTGGATGGGAACAAGTTAAAATTGAACAATCAGTTCATTTAAAGCCATGTGTTTTATTAAAAGAGGATGATGGGTCTAATTCTAATAAAGATGATGATTTCTTTAAAAAAATGGCCGTATTTTATGATGCAAATACTGTTGTTAGGAAACAATACGCCCCATCCTCTTATTTCAAATGTTCTGCTGATTTGCCGCCATACCATGATCCAAGCAGAACCATTTGGGTGGCCTATAATAAATTTGATAAAACAGTAACTCAGCTTGATTTAAATAAATCACTCGCTAAATGTACATACGAAACTAATAAGGCCACGGTTGATACTAGCCGCGAAAACCCAGCCAGGATATTTGTTCCAACAGGGAATTTACAGTATGACACCAGTCAAATTAATGCAATTCAGCATGATCATTTGAGCAATGAAATCAGAAGCCTTAATCTGAGCGTTGAAAAAACAAATTTGTTTCGTCAGTGCCTTTTGGCGGATGGGTTTGTTGATAACCATATTGTTGAGACTGAAAAATCATTGTCTGATTTGAATAAAACTTGTCCGGGAATTAATAATAAGGAAATACCCTGTTTGATCTCTCAGTAGCGCAGGTTGGGTTAGCGATAGCGTAACCCAACACATCGAAGCAGCGGGTGTTGGGTTACGGCTATTGCCTAACCCAACCTACGGACTATTCGCAAGCCAGCATCGCCGACATGCTGCATATCGGCGAGACCGCCATTTACCGCGCCGCGCCGTGCGCCGCCTGCGCGATTGTGGCTTTGTGGTCTATGCAGATAATGCCCGTTTGCCAAGCCAAGGTGGTGCGGAATGAGTGCAACGCCCCAGTAAACAGCCCGCGCCAACGGGCGCGGGTCTGCTTGACTTGATTGTTAGGCATTGGAGATTATTATGAGTTGGTATGAAACCGCTAAAAATTCAATTTTGCAGACAAAAATTGATAATCCTAATGTTAGCCGTGAAAAACTGAAAGAAATTTTCTCTAAAAATTACCCATTTGGGGAACGCAACCGACATCCGTACAAGGCATGGCTAAAAGCTATGAATGATGAATTTGGTAGCAATGCACGGATAAAGCAAGCTAAAAAAATAGGGCAACACGATATGTTTGCCTAACACTGATATGAGCATCATGGAACTGACCGATGACGAGGCCAACAACATCAGCCGCGCCAAGAGCCTGTTAAGGATAGTGCAGGATTTGTCCGCACCAAGTTGGCTTAACGACAAGGATGCCATGCGGGAAATAGACCGCGAATCTTTGGCGGTGTTTATGGGCGTGGTCAACGAATTGTTGCCAGCGCGTTTTTAAGATAAGATAAATCAGTCACATAACTACAAAAGCCTTGCCGGATAATTGTCCGGCGGGGTTTTTTTTTGCCTGGTAGTTAAGCTAGCACCTGCTTACAACAAATCCCCATCCCTGCTTTACTACCCAGAAAGGTAAAAAACGATGCTGACTGCTGCCAAATGCCTAGCCATCTTGGGCGACCCAATCAAAGAAAAGGACATGGTGCTGTTTGATGTGCCTGTCGAGCTGGAAATAGGTGTCATCCCCAAGAAAATTTACTGCAACAAACGGCTGGTAGAACCGTTGACCGCCGCGTTTAAAGCCTTAGTCAAAACGGGCGAGGTGAAATACATACGCACTTGGGACGGCTGTTTCAACATCCGTAAAAAACGCGGTGCCACCACGCCGAGCCTACACAGCTGGGGGTTGGCGATTGACATCAACGCTGCCTGGAACCAATTCGGCAAGCCGCCCAACCTGCGCCCACAATTTGTCAAATGCTTCACCGACGCGGGCTTTGATTGGGGCGGGACATGGAAAAAGCCGGATGGGATGCACTTCCAGCTTCGGGATATTGAATAAGTATCGGTGCGCTTGGCTTGGGGATTGAAAAATCCCCTTTTTTATTTTTTTGGCGATTTATGCGGGGTATGTGATGGATTTGACAGGTTGGAAAACCAAAACGGCGGGATTGCTTTCAATAACGTATGGGGGATTGGGAATTTTGTTGGGTTTACATGAAGCCGATACAGGTATGCAGTTTGTTGTGAATGGGCTAGGCATACTCGGCATTGGCCATAAGATCGAGAAAATAGGCCAATAGATGACAGACGACGAACGGGCGGCTCTGGAGACCGAACGTTTTCAGGCGTTGTCCTTGTTGCACCATCAGCAAGACCACGCGGTGATGGCGGGCGAGTCAGCAGAGTTTTGCGAGCAATGCGGCAATGAAATACCCGCCGCCCGCCGAAAGGCATTGCCGGGCGTGACGATGTGCATCGGATGCAAGCGGGCGCAGGAACTGACAGACAGGAGATAGTAATGGCGAATATCAGCTTCGATTTTAACTTTTGGACATTGACGCTATTGCTGATGAATTTTGCTCTGGCATTGTTCGTGGCGTTCACCAACCGCCATAAAGCGGCGGCGGATGAGCTTAAAAGCGTGAAAAGCAGCTTGCAAGCCGACATTGTCAAAGTCAGCGAGCAGCTTGTGCGGTTGGGGGAAAAAGTGGCCACGGTGGAGGCCGATGTCGAGAACGGCATCACCAAAGACGACCTGACCGGAGTCCATAAGCGTGTCGATGAGATTTTACGGACGATAGGCCCCTTGGAAGGTCGTCTGGATGAGATGTCTAAGAGCATGGGCAGGATCGACCAACATTTAATGCAGTTGTTAAACCAATCGAGATAAACATGGCCACAGTACAGACTTCTTATGAACGCAGTGACATCCGTCTTGAGATTTTGCGAATTTTAGCAAACTGCCCGCAATACACGGCAAACCAAGAGACGTTGATAAAGTCCTTAAAGGACAAGGGACATGTCATCAGCCGCGACCAATTACATATCGAATTGTGCTGGCTGGAACAGACCGCCGCCGCCATCATTGATAAGGTGTCGGGCGGTGTGCATATCGCCATCTTGACGCTGGAAGGCCAAGAAATCGCCGACGGCGTTCGGGTCATTCCCGGCATCAGCCGCCCTTTGCCTGAGTAAACGCCATGCCGCGCCGATCTAAGATCAAGACGGACGTACCCAAAGGCTTGCGCGAAGAATTCAACGCCGAGCTGGTAGCCAACGGGTTCAGCAATTATGAGCAACTGACCAACTGGCTGAATGAGCGCCTGAAAGCTGGGGGCAGTGATTTGACGGTGTCGGTGTCGTCTGCACACCGTTACGGCAGCGACTTTCAAAAAGACTTTGAAGCCGATATGGCCGAGGCCAACCAGACTTACCACATCGCCAAGTTGGCGGTCGGCACTCATGAGGATGTGGAGGGCGTGGTCAGGGATGCGACCATCAGGGCATTACAGACCCGGCTTTTGCGCTTGACCACATCGTTGCGTAAACTCGAACAGGCGGGCGGCAAGGATGCCGATCCGCATAAATTGGCTGAAACCACCAGCAAGGTGGCGCGGGCGCTAGCCGATTTGAGCCGCACTGACATCCTAGCGCAAAAATACAAAAGCGAAATCCGCAAGGAAATGGCTTTGGAAGCCGCCAATGCCGCCGCCAAGACCGCGAAGGATGCGGGAGTCAGCGAGGAAACCATTTTGCGAATTCGCCGCGATGTCTTAGGGATGGCCGAATAATGGCCAGCCCTAAGAAAAAAGGCGCGGCCAAGGTTATACCCGCCAATCCTAACGGGCTGTTTTTAGGCAGTCAGGAACGCTGGATTAAGGACAAATCACGTTTGAAGCTCATGGAAAAGGGGCGGCAAATCGGCATAAGCTGGTCAACAGCTTACGCGGCTGACGAGCGTGTGGCGATGGTTGGCAACCGATGGGATCAGTGGGTGTCTTCGCGTGACGACTTGCAAGCGCGGCTGTTTATTGAAGATTGCAAAATGTGGTCTAAGGTGCTTAACCTCGCCGCGCAGGATTTGGGCGAGAAGGTTATTGACGATAAAAACAAGATCACCGCGTATGTGCTGGAGTTTGCCAGCGGCAAGCGTATCCATTCGATGTCGAGCAACCCCGATGCCCAAGCGGGTAAGCGTGGCGGGCGTATCCTTGACGAATTTGCCTTACACCCTGACCCACGAAAATTGTGGTCGATTGCTTATCCCGGTATCACCTGGGGCGGTTCGATGGAAATCATCAGCACCCATCGGGGTAGCCAGAACTTCTTTAATCTGTTAATTCGGGAAATCCGCGAGGGTGGCAACCCGAAAAAGATCAGCTTGCACCGGATCACGCTGGCGGATGCGTTAAATGACGGGTTTTTATACAAGCTGCAAAAAGCCCTGCCCGCCGACCATGAAGTGCAAACGATGGACGAGGCCGCCTATTTTGACTTTATCAAGTCAGGCTGTGCGGATGCCGAGAGCTTCCAGCAAGAGTACATGTGCGACCCGGCTGACGATGACACGGCATTTTTAGAGTATGACCTGATTGCCCGCTGCGAGTATGGCGCGGATGAAGCTTGGGAAGTTGACCTGGAAGAGTCAAGACGGCGCGGAGCGAAGCTGTTTGCCGGATTGGATATTGGCCGTAAGAAGGATTTGACAGTTTTATGGGTGTTTGAGCTATTGGGGGATGTGCTGTATACCCGCAAAGTGATTGAGCTGAAGGCTATGCCTAAGCCCGAACAAGAAAAGGTGCTGTGGCCGGTGATGGCGTTAATGGATCGGGTGTGTATTGATTACACGGGTCTGGGTATAGGCTGGGGTGATGATGCCCAAGCGCAGTTCGGTAAATATAAGATTGAAAACATCACGTTTTCGGCACGGGTAAAAGAGCAATTGGCTTATCCGGTACGCGGGGCGATGGAAGACAAGAAAATCCGTATCCCCTACAAACCAGAAATACGCGCCGACTTGCGTGCCGTGACCAAGATCACCAGCCTGTCAGGCAATATCCGCTTTACGGCGGAACGGTCGGAAAACGGACATGCCGACAGGTTTTGGGCGCTGGCTCTAGGAGTCCATGCCGCCAGCTCCGGTGTTAGCGGCCCCGCTTTTGTGCCGGTGAAATTTAAGTTTTTGTAGCCCGTTTGGGCGGCACGGGCGTTTGATTGCCGCTTATTTGCTGGAGTTGTTATGAAGCTGTTGGTCTTTTTATGTATTGTCGGTTTGTTGACGTATTCGGCGGGTTGGTTTGAATGGTTTACACGGTGTTTTTCGGCAGCGGCTCCGCCTTGGGTAATGCGGCGTTGGCGGTCAGTCCAGCGGGTCATTTATGCGCGGTCTCAGGTTGTGGGGCTGGCGTTTAACTATTATATGTTGCGGCGGTTTATGTTGTATCCCCGTTCCCCGGATATGTTTGAGCTGCACAACGCTTAACCTGCCTGTTTTTAAAGACGCGCTCCGGCGCGTCTTTTGTCTTTAGGATATTTATGACCACCGCGATACAAACAACGCTTTATAAAGCGAATGACCAATTTTTATTGGATTCCTATTCAGGGCTGGGCGGCTATGCGTTGGGCTATTATCTGATTGCCCATGCGCGTGAGGATGATGACGATTTTGTTAAGCGTAAAAATCTGGCGGTTTATCCAAATTACGCCCGCAAAATCGTCAATACCTTTATGGGCTTTTTGTGGAAGCGCCCACCGACCCGTGAAATCGATGGGCTTTATACCCAATTTATGGCGAATGCCGATGGTTTAGGTGGCAAATTGGATACGGTTTTATCAACGTATCAGCGGATTGCGATGATTTTGGGTACGGTTTATGTGATTGTCGATAAGCCCGCCACGGTAGCCCAAACCCGTGCCGATGAGAGCTTGCCCTATTTGACGATGCGCTTAAAAAGCCAGTTAGTCCATGAAGAAAAAGACAGCATGGGGCGGTGGACAAAAGTGGTCTTTAGCGAGCTGGTCAATAATAAAGAAACGCTTTACCGGACATTTACGGCTACGGCATGGACTATTAGCCATGATCTTGCCGGTCTTGAACCTATCGAGTTAGGGACAGGAACGCATACTTTAGGTCGGGTGCCGGTGGTGCGCTTGCATATCGCCAAGCCGCTTAATCCTACAGATAGCGCGAGCCAATCGTTTTTTTATGATTTGGCGCAACTGAATTGGGAGCTGTTTAATGTCCGCTCGGAATTGCGCGAGCAAGAGCGGCAGCAGGCATTCGCGGTTTTGACGTTTCCGGTGGTTGATGACAAGGAGCGCGAACGTCTGCAAACGTTGACGATGGGGACTAAAAATGGCTTGACCTATAATCCTGCGGGTGGCGGCAAGCCTGAGTTTATTGCCCCGCCGCCTGACCCAATGACCCATTTTATGGTGAGGATGGCGGCGATTATTGAGGATATTTATTCGGTGGCTAACCTTGAGTTTGTCGGGTCGGCGATGAAGGCCAGCGGCGAGGCATTGAGTTTTCACTTTATGGAAGCCAACAGTTCGTTAAGCGGCATGGCAGAAATGTGCGAAATGGCGGAGATGGAGATTGCCCAATTAGTTTATGCCTGGCAGAACGAAACGTTCGCGGGCAATATTTCGTATCCGTCGGATTTTAATTTAGCGGATGTGATGAAGGCCATCGGCATTGCGATGGATTCGGTCACCTTGGGGATGGGGGCGGAGTTTGATAAAGCTGTCAAGAAGCTGCTGGCCAAACAGGTGCTGGGCAATGATGCCAGCGCGTCGACAATGGCGGCGATTGATAAGGATATTGATGCGCAGGGGGATTTGTATGGTGATCGGGTTCAACAGCAGGCGGGATTATGACACTGACTATTTGCGAAACAACAGGAAAACCGCTTTATGAAACAACTGAAAATGTGAATCACCCAGTTGATTACATGTTTGATGCAGTTAATAATTTCGTGCATTCACCAGATATACATTTTGAAGAATTGCAGTACTGCTGTCTTGGCATGGCGACAGAAATTGAAAAACTTAACAACCGCATTAAAGAAATACAAGATTAGTATGATCATGATGGATCAATAGGCAGATATCTCAGTTGATGGATAGTGAGTGTGATTAACGCCATGCTCAGGAGCGCAGTGCCGCGCGATTGAGACTAAATTTAACGAAACCGTGACGCGGCACTGCGTCGCCTGGAGCTATGAGTTATGCGTATTTCTGAGTTAACAGACGCACAAAAAAGCCACCTTGCTTGGAGACTTGACAACAAAACAGCTTGTGGACTGCTATCTGCTTGCGCGGTTGCAAGTGGTGAGCGCGGAGACCTTGATCTGGTGGATATTTTTCAACGTTATGGCGACATAACCGAGCGCTCAGCAAAAATACACGCGCGAAAAGTGATGAACTTTGGCGCACAACGAACTTAGCTAAAATTAAATAAATTGACAATACGCCCATTGGGCGTATAATTCTTTAGCAAGTGAAGCGGATTCCCCGATCACAAACTGGAGATAAGAAAATGAAATATTTATACGCATACGGCCATGAAAATTTAATTGAGTTTGCAGGCAAAACAACCAATAAAAAAATTATGTCTATATCTCGTTTGTATTGTACAAATCCTACAATAAGAAGCGTTTATGCGACAACAGATGATAATGTTGTCGAGGTTATTACCCCATCAAATACTGAACATGGCGAAATATCTAACCTTGTTACACTATCAGATTTCGAGGAAATGTATCCAGATGACAAATTTAAAAAAGAATTGTTAAATAATTGATTATTTAAATGCAATCGCCAACACCTGAACAACTAAAACAATCCCGCAGGGAAGCGGGTCTAACTCAATCAGAGTCGGCAAATTTGATTTATTCAGAATTGAGAACCTGGCAACACTGGGAAAAAGGGGATAGAAAAATGCACCCAGCTTTTTTTGAGCTTTTTTTGATAAAAACAAATACCAAAAAGTAGGCGCACAACGCCTAGTTCATGCGACCGCCGTTCGTTGGACTTTGAAAGCACGGTGAATTTTAAACAACGCAGGCGATAAACCGCGCAACGGTCGGCGGGTCGCTTGCAACTAACTGTTATGCACGGAGTTTTTCACATGAGTTTATTTTGCAGAGTTTTTTGACATAAAGAATCTAAACTTGAACCGGAACGTGGCGTAGCCAGCGCTTGGCAATGTGAACGGTGCGGACACTTTGAAAAAGGCATCGATTGGCCCAGACACGATAACTCTGATTTGATAGCATTACTTGAGATAGCGACTAAAAAAGCTAACGATATAAGTGCATAACTAGGTGTTATCCACCTAAAAATACCTATAACTAACTAAAATACCGAAAAACATACCTACCCAGTGGATTACGAAGCTCTTTATAAAAAACTAGCCCAAGCGGTTGTAAAAGCCGAAGGCAAGATCGGCGATGACACGGCGGTGTTTGTCGCCCGTTTTGTCGCCCAGCTTCGCGCTCAAGGCTACCAGCTAGATGGTGCGGCGGACTCGTCTTTGACAGGCTATTTAGCGGACATGGAAACCACGCTTAAATCGGCGATTACCGAGGCGGTGGTGATCGGCTCTGGGCTGGCGTTGACGGCTGAAAACATACGGTCCAAGGCGGTCATGGGCATGATGACCGATGCGTTTGCGGAACGGTGGCCGGACGGGTTGACGTTATCGGACAGGTTATGGCGGTGGACAAACGCGGCGCGGGACGGGGTGGAAAAACAACTTGCCCAAGGCGTTGCGCTCAATAAAGCCAATGGCTCTATCGTTTATGATATGCAGCGGGCAATCGAACGTGCTAACGCTGGCCAGCGGTTTAAGATAGTGTCCGACTCGTTAGATAATTGGGTGGAAGAGTTGCACCACAATGCCCTGTCTATGATCCATTCGCCGGATATGAAGAAAGAATGGCAGGGTATTATTGACGACGTTGCCGCGCATATTGAAAGCTTATCCCGCACCGGAACCCGCACCGCCGCCGAACAGCTATTGAAGCAAATTAAAAAAGCAGTGGAGGCCGGGGATGAGGCATTGGTAGACGCTGCCGTCAAGTGGTGGACGTATGACAAGCAGCTTTATGACCTGAAGCGGATAGTGCGGACGGAGATGGCGACAGCGGCACATCGGGCGGTGATTGCCTCGTCCGTGGACGACCCCACGGTGATCGGCTACCAATGGCGGCTGTCAGGCAGCCATCCGGTGAGTGACATTTGCGATTATTACGCCAGCATCGAAATGGGATTAGGCAAAGGCGTTTGGACTAAAGAGGCGGTGCCCAAGCATAAGGCGCACCCGCATTGCATGTGCCTTATCATCCCGCGTGTGACGCACATCAAACAACGGGGTAATCGGAATTATGGCGAGTTTATCAAAAACGCCCCTGCCGACCGCCGTGCGCAATTGTTGCCCGCCTGGGCCAATGACGCGGTTAAGGGCGGGGCTAAATTGGACAGCTTGATACGGCCTGATGGCTTGGGGATATTGACGCATAATGAAGCGGTAGCGGCGGGATTGGTAGCCAAGCAGTGAGTTTTTAATTTAAGCCTTGCTGGGGCGTTTTTGCTGTTAGGGTGCGGCTAGCGTATTCCTTTACATTTTTTGGGGTGTTAATTGTGCGTTAAATTGAGTTTTAGACGCATTTTAGGGTAAAATCCTCGCCGTATTTTATAGAAAACTAATTATTGATTATTTAACCCTGCCGGACTGCCGTCCTGCGGGGTTTTTTTTTGCCCACCGTTTAGACTGCGCCCAAGTTTTTCAATTTAACCAGATTAACCCTTGGAGCCTATATGTCAGAACAATCAAGTGCCTCAGAGTCGTCTGAGGCTACGGTCACCGCCACGGCGGCGGCAGCACCTGTTGATGTCGATGCCGCCGTAAGCGCGGCGTTGGCAAAACAGCAGGCGGAATTTAAAGACCGGCTTAAAGCAGCGACCGGGCATGAAGATTTTGACGCGCTGGCTAAGGCCAAGCTGCAAGCTGATGGCGATTATCAAGCTTTAGCAGAAAAGAGCGTGGCGGAAGCGCAAAGTTGGAAAGGTAAATATCAGCAAACCGCCATCAATAATGCGTTATTGGGTGCAGCGACTGATGCCCTTGATGCCAATATCGTCGTGCAATTGCTGGGCAGCCAGTGCGTTTGTGATGAGGCCAGCGGGGCGGTCACTATCGGCGGTAAACCGGTGGCGGAGGCCGTAAAGCAATTATTTGCAGAAAAGCCTTTTTTGGCCAAACCGGCAGGTGGGCAGGGTTCGGGCGCCGGGGCGACGGGTGTTGTCAAGACATCCGGCGAGGATGGGGATAAAACCCCTTTGGATCGGCTAAAGGCCGCGCGTAACACGGGAGCTAACTAATGTCACTTACCCTTATTGAAGCGGCGAAGCTGGAAACGGGCGATACCGTCCGCCGCGCCATCATCGAATTGTATGCCGGATCATCGGATATTCTGACGGTTTTGCCTTTTACGCCCATTCAGGGCAATTCCCTGAAATATACCCGCGAAGAAACTTTGCCCGGAATCGGATTCCGTGGCGTTAACGATTCTTATACGTCTTCCACGGGCGTTTTGAACCCGCTGTCAGAACCGTTGGTTATCGCCGGTGGTGAGCTGGACGTGGATACGTTTATCGTCGCCACGATGGGTATGGATCAGCGGTCGGTACAAGAAGCCATGAAAGTGCGGGCGCTGGGGCTGTCCTGGACAAAAACTTTTATCAAAGGCGATTCGGCATCTAATCACCTTGAGTTTGACGGCTTGCAAGTGCGGGTGGTGGGCAATCAAAAAATTGCCGCCGGAACTACGTCGGGTGGCACGGCGTTGTCGTTGGCTAAATTAGACGAGGCGATTGACCAAACATTAAACCCCACCCATTTGTTGATGAGCAAGGCCATGCGCCGCCGTTTGACACAGGCTGCCCGTAATTCAACCATTGGCGGTTTCATCACTTATCAAAAAGATGGATTTGGTCGCACGGTGACGGTTTACAACGATCTGCCTATATTAATTGTGGATTTGGATAATGCGGGTAGCGCCATTTTGCCGTTTAGCGAAGCGACGTATACCGGGGCGGCGAATGGCACGTCCATTTATGTGTTGTCGATTGGCGATGGCATGTTGACGGGCATTGAAAACGGCGGGATGCGGGTACAGGACTTGGGGCTGTTGCAGTCCGAGCCTAAATATCGCACCCGTGTCGAGTGGTTTAACGGTTTGTGTTGTATGCACGGTCGGGCGGTGACGCGGTTGTGGTCTATCGCTGACGCGGCTGTAACGGTTTAAGGGGAATTTTATGGGGCAAAATACAAAATTTACTTATGACAGCGCGTTAGCGTTAAAGGCAGCCGGATTGGTGGCGGCCTCGGCGGCGGGTTCTACTATCTTGGACATTGGTTCGGGGTTTGTTTGTGCCAATCTAGTGCTGGATGTCACTGCGTTGGAAGTGGCCACGGGCGATGAAATTTATAATGTCTGCTTGGAAGGCTCTAATGTTGCGGCGATGACTAGCGGCAGCGTCTGTCTTGCCCGTATACAGCTAGGCAATGCCGGTGCGCCTGCGGATGCCAACACGGCGACCGGGCGGTTTGTGGTGCCGTTCACTAACGAGCAAAACGACACGCTTTATCGGTATGTGCGGGTTTATACAGAGGTGAGCGGTACTATCGCCACGGGCATCAATTATTCGGCGTTTATAGGGATGGATTGTTAATTATGGCTAAAGTTACGATTTATGATGAAAACGGCAACGCTATTGAGCGCGAGCCGGTTGATGCGCGGGAATGTATCGACAGCGGGTCTTATTTTGCGCAGCCGCCTAAAGCAGAAAATGCCCCGCCTGCTGATGATGGCTCTGATGCTAATGTTGCCGACAGTGGAACTATTGATGATGGCTCCGATGCCGGTGTCGCCGATGGTGATACGGCTATCGAAGCCGATAAGTCAAAAAAGGCTAAATAGCCATGTTTGACATCCGGCTGGATCAAGGCGACGCCCCTTCGGTGTTTGCGGCCATGCGTAATCCGCAAGTGGCCCAGCATGTCGCCAATGCGGCGGCTGAGGCTTATGTCACTGACATACATGACTGGATTGCTGGAGGTCATGCGTTTGCATCCCATCATGGCCAGTTGGAGCAGTCGATTAATTGGCGGCCTGTTACGGGCGGCAGGGCGCAAATCTATGCCAATGCTGATTTTGCGCCCTATGTTGAAGCGGGTACGGGGATTCCGGCAGGGCATAGTCAGTGGGTGATTGCCCCGCTGGCTGGACGCAAGGCCTTAAAGATTCCTGAGCCGGGCGGTGGTGGGTTTTTTTTCCGCCGATCGGTTATCCACAGGGGCAGCCGCGCTTTTCCGTTCTTTTTTGCGGACACAAACAACCGTGAAACCGATATGGGCAACGCGGCGCGGTCTGTCCTAGCCCATTATATAGGGAACGGTCATGGCTAAATATTTGGATTTATCAGATTGTATTGATCCGGCTTTAGTAGTGACTGCAAGCCATTTGGCCGATGCGGACGTTTATGTCGATTTGCAGTTGAACGCCAAGGGCATTGTACCCGCCGATGTGACATTGCCCAACACGACGCTGACCGCATTGGCGGTGGCTTGGGCCAAGCGGCAAGCAGCCATTGAGGGCGCCATCGGGGAAAATTCGCCGTTAATTGATAAGGCGAGGCAACTGGAAAAAACGGCGGCAACCTTGGCGGCCTTGTTGACCCGTGAGGCATTAGGGTTGGCCAATGCGGCGGGTGTGGCCTACGGACAGATCAGGATGGATCGTGGCTGATAACGGCAGCATCACCGGATTGTTGGAGTTGCGCAGCCAATTGCAGATGGATGCCGGTCTGGACAGTTTTTTGACCGAAAAATATGGCAAGAGCGCCACGCACATTGTCGGTTTTAAAGAGGCAGCCAACGTCAATGACTATCCCTACATTTGTTATGTCGAGAACATGGCGTCACGGGGGGGATTGGGCGGCGATTTGGAGCTTATCAGCCTAGTGGTCGGCATTTATGACCCGGAGATTGATGGCAACATTTCACGGGGCGTGGCTAATCTGGCCATTGTCGAATCGTTAATTATTGGCGCCATCAATACGGATTGGTCAGGTTCTATGGCGACGTTTTTGGGCACGACCAAAACGCTCAACAATTTTGCCATCAAGCATCCGGTGTACCAGAAAGAAATTCAAGTCCAACTTAAAGTTAAGAGGAAATTATGAGCCAAGCAACAACCGATGCGCCCGCAGATACCGGGCTGACGCATGAAGAATATAAGGCATGGGGGGAGTCGGGCGAATACCGTCCTGATTTAGGCCGGTATTTTTTACCGTGGATGAAGCAGCCGCCATTGCCCACCGCCCTTGCTGCGTCTACTGGAGTAGCTACGGGTGAGCCTGTTACGGTCGCTGAACCCGTTGTAGTTATGGAAGCCCCCGTCGTCGCCGTCGATGATAAAACTCAAGTAAAAGTTCCGGCCACTAACAATCCGGCTAAAGCCGACAAAAACGATAAGGTGAAATAAATGTCTTTGCTCACTCAAAAACGCGTTTTGCTCGCGGTATTGGAAAGCACTTATGGTTCGGGTGTGGTCCCGATCGGCACGAATGCGATGTTGTGCGCCACCCTCACGGTTGTCCCATTGAAACAGACGCTGGTTGAACGTACTAATGTCAAAGGTTTCATGGGGGCCAACCCATCGGTCGTGGCCGCAGAATATATGACCGTTGACGTGGAGATGGAAATGGCAGTAGGGGGCAGTTCGGGTGGCACTCCCCTGCCAGGGGCTACACCGCAATGGTCGTGTTTATTGCAAGCCTGTGGATTTCAGCAGACTGCAACTTTCGCGGGGGTCAGCGCTAACGCCCAAGGCGGCAATACCACCAGCATTGTTTTGGCGGACACTTCATCAGCCGTTGATGATTTCTATTCTGGCTTGTCAATCGCCTTGACCACTGAATCGGGATCGGCGCGTGCGCCTGATGTGTCAACCGACACGTTAAGGGTTAAATTGGCAACGACGGTGGTTGAATTGTCGGGATCATTACAGTCGGGTTCGACGGACACTGACATTGTGTTAAGCACATCGGCATCGGCGGCTGATGATGATTATGTGGGCTATGGTCTGATCATTGGCGGTGCGACCCGCACCATCACTGCTTATGACGGCACAACCAAGACGGCAACCGTTGATGCCGCATACGGCTCTGCCCCTTCCAGCGGTACGGCTTTCACCATCCCGCACCTTGACAGTTATTTAGATGGGCACGGTATTTCCGTACAGCATTTTTCGGGTACGATTGTCAGCGTCAGTCCTAAGGTGTCCACAGTCCATTATGTATATTTGCCAATTAGCCTGGCCATTTCAAACCGTTCACTGTGGGGCTTGTATTTGGCCATTACAACTGGTGGCACAGTCGATACGCGGCGGATTATTGCCTATGACGTAACGTCAAGGAAATGTTCGCTTGATAAGCCGTTAAGCATTGCGCCTACATCGGCATCGACATTCAAGTTGAAAGAAAAAGCGTTGGTCAAATCATTTGACGGCACCGACAAAGTGGTGACATTGGCCTCTTATTTACATTTCCCCACAATTGCAGGGACGTTATATGAAATTAGCCTGTCACGGCTAATCACCAATTATGTCGGCGCCAGCAACAGGGCTACAGTTACACCCCCATTTACGCCAGCATTAAGACCCAAGTCGGGGATGGCGTATTACATTAACCCCAACGTGAAATACACCCCGGTTTCCAGCGGTCATAAATCCGTGACCCTGTATTTTTATCAGGATGGCGTATTGCATTCGTGTGTCGGTGCGCGTGGTACGGTGTCGTTTGACTTTACTAGCGGGGCGTTACCTAAGGCTAAATTCTCGTTTACGGGTTTGGTTGACAAGTATGAGGGCGGCACACCGTCGGGTGTGGATTTTACCGGCTATGTGGAGCCATTGGCGGTCAATTACGCCAATACGAAAAGCATCATTATCGGCGGGTATGAAGATACCGTCATGGAAAAAATCAGTATTGATACGGGCAATAAGGTTGTCCACCGCAACCTGCCGGGTTCTGAGGCGGTCATCATCACTGACCGGTCGCCCAAGGGCAACGTGTCGATTGAGGCGGTGCCACCGGATGATTTTGACTTTTTGGGCATGATGCGCCCGCCCGTCACCCGCACATCGCTGTTGTTTGCGCATGGCCCGGTCGGTAACCAGATTGCGTTTTACATGCCATTGGTCGAGTTGGGAAACCCGTCGTATGCGGACAAGGACGGTATCGCTATGATGGGCATGGACACCAAGTATTTGCCCCAAGGCACGGGCAACAATGAAATTTCTATCATTTGTCAATAAGTAGGTAAGAACATGGCTTTAGTTTTAGGTGCGGAAAACACACGGACGATTACGGTTGAGATAGTGCAGCCGTTGGACGGCAGTAAAAGCAAGACGCATACGGCATTGGCAGAGTTTGAGCTGATGCCGACCGACAGTTGGCGGGAATTATTGCAGAGCAATGAGCCGGTCATCGACACCGTGTTGGATAAGTTGAAGGCTTTGCCGTTGATGGACGATACCGGAACCTCCTTGGAATTGACGGACGACACCAAAAAAATCCTGCTCGATTGCCGTTGGGCGCATAAGGGCCTGATCGACGGTTTTATGGCGGTGCAAAGCGGCATGACCGCCGAGGCATACAAAAAGGCTAAGTTAAAAAACTAGAACAGGCGGGCTATCACTGGATAATTGATAATCAGAAAAAACCCGCCCAGGCGGCGTTATCGGATTTTGAATTGCTGGGGATTGCCCCGCCTGAATCTAAACAGCCAGACACTGGTTTTATTGTCTGGTATGACGGGCAAAAAGCGTTAAACCTGTTTTTGTTATTACAAACCCAATGGCGGCACGGTTTCGCGGGCATCACCGGCCTGGACTATGCCGCTGTTGTCGCCGTTATAAACCTACATGCCCCCCGCCGCGCCCAGCAGCGCGACTTGCTGGATGAAATCGCGGCGATAGAAACCGGCGCATTGCGGGCGTTTGGCGAACTCCGACCGCCGTCCACGACTAAAAAGAAGTGACTTATGGCAAATCCCGCACCGCTAAGGCTGACGTTATTCATCAATGCCGATGGTAGTCAAATGGCCGCTACTGTCAGCGGTGTCCAAAATCAATTGGCTCATTTAGGGCAAACCGGACAGCAAGCTGGGCAACAGATCAATGCAGGCATAAGCCCCGCCACGGTAGCTTTGTCTTCAATGGGGGCGGCTGGCAGCGCCGCCGGTGGCCATGCCGCCACGGGGGCAAGTGTTGCGGCGTCCGGACTCTATGCCATCCCTGC